AATCGAAAAGCTGAACAAATTCCTGAAAGAATCTGCTCAAGTCTCCGGCATGTGTATATCGGCCGATATGTCCAACGCCACAGATCACATTCCACACGAGGTCGCCAAGTACCTTTGGGCTGGAGTGTTGACAAAGTTGGAGGTCGATGGTCGGGTCATAGACCACATCGAAAAGATGTTCTCTCCTATAAACGTTGTGAGGCCAGATGGCACTCAATTCGTTACCGCCAAGGGGGTCCAGATGGGCACCCCTCTCTCCTTCATGACTCTCTCTCTTCTTCACAAATTCGCCGTCCAACACTCTGGTAACGCCACAAGCCCTCATATTATAAGGGGGGACGACCTTGTTGGAGCCTTTTCCAGGCCAAAAGCATATGTTCAAGCATTGACAGATATTGGAATGAAGATCAACCCGACAAAGACCATTTGGTCTAAGCGAGGAGGAACCTTCACCGAGAAAACTTTCCGGTTTGTAAGCCGGATCCACACCGTTGAACCCGAAAGGGGCACGCTGGGGGAGTGGTTGCCAAGGGCTTTGAGGCCCAAGGAACGCACAGTTCTCGGGAAGGCTGAACTCATCGAAGATATTCCGATAAAGGGAATCCTCCGACTCGATCCGGTCTCTTCCGGTTGTCAACGCTTCATAATGAAAGCACTCGGCGAAACTTGCTCTAATATAAAATCGGAACTGGGGTCTTACTCCACCATTACGAGAGTATGTTCGAAACTTGAGAGATTGTGTCAGATTGCCTATCCACGTGCTATGAAAGTCGCAAGACACCTCAGATATCCCATCAATGCACCCATCCCACTTGGAGGTCTTGGTATTCCGGACCGAACAGGAAGGTATTCCGTAAAGGAAACCCCGTTCTGGTACCGGGCAGCTTTGTCTTACGCGGCCTCTCACGGAGAGAGTCGCGGTTTTCTCGATAGCGCAGACGGCGAACGCCGCATAAGTCGTATGGAAAACAGACAAATCGGACTGCAAACAGACCACCTGGGTAAGGGCACGATGACGAAAACAAAGAGGAAGCCAGGCAACGGTGCACGGGCATTTAAAGCGGCGATTAATAAGCTGAACGGTCTCAACATGGTCGATGAGACACTCGAGAAGGTCGAACGCATTGCACGGTACACACCGGCAGCACAAAAAGTGCAGGTTCACGACCCCGAGGCGTCCTTGGCTTACCAATTGGTCAAGAGACGAACAATAGTCCGCTCCGTCATACCGACTGACACAAATAACTCTCTCAC